AGAAGAAGGAAGAATGTGATGACGTAACCGGCCCCACTCATCCCAAAATGACGTAACGGTAGGTTCTGTCGCTTTGGCTGTTGTTTGCATGGGTTAGCGTTAAAGTCTGTTTTCCTTGGGCGCTTACATAAATAGTGCCGTTGCCGATTTCAGCCGACGCATTGGCCGTCGTCGGCATCAATCCAAAATAACTAGTGGCGCTTAATCGTTTATCAGCGACGGTCGTGGTTGCCGCACTAGCCGTCAGAGTGACGCTGCCAGTGGCATTGATACCGCCGTCGAGAGTTCTGTTAACAACCTCTGCAACCTGACGAGGCGTAGCGCCGTCCTGTGGCAATCTCCTGTATTGATTAGCCATTACCGCAAGCCAGCAGCCTGCACTTGAACATCGATGCCTTGAGCATTCGTCCAAGTGCCGCTGACATTTAGCCTTACACGATGGAACCTGCCATTAGCCCTAACAGGCGCAAAGCCGTCTGCATTGACGCTGGCAGCCGCTGTTTCCGTTTCATCATCTTGTTGACGGTTACGGGTTAACACTTGGACCGTCGTCGTCGGGCTGCCGGTCACCAAAGGCGTCACCGAATTGACTAGGGTACGTTGGCCATCAGGCAGAGCCTGCTCACCGGTTTCAATAATGCTCGTCAGCGCAGTGCCGGTAAATGTAGCAATCTTGCTATCGTCGGACCCTGCAAAAGCAAACTCGCCGCCTTCCCAAAGCGGACTGTCTAAACTCGCTGGAAGCGCATCCAGGCTGCTAGACACATTGTTAAGCTCCTCCAAGGTATACCCAGCCGTGTAAATTGGCGCGACGATGTCCGTATCAACTTCACCTCGCGACCAACGGCCTAGAGAATAGTTGTAGATCAGAAGTTTATTTGGCTGCGATCCGCCGTTGCCGTCGGAGTACGCCAGCACATACAGCTTGTTCACCGGGTCAATGGCAGCGGAACAGCGTTCCATATCTCCAATGTTCAGGTCGTCTGCAAAGAACCGATCAACTTTCTCGGTGCCTATTGGAGTCGAAGCCGCTCCATCGAACATATACCAGCCATCGCCGGACCAAAAAATCGTATTATTGCCAATGGCCGCTACGCTGCCTGGAATGGCACAGCCTCTGGCGGTTTCTATGGCGTCAAACTGCCAGACCAACGGCGAACCAGCGTATGTGCCTCGAACAATCCCTTCCTCGCATAAAATCGTGGCAAATTCGCCGCCAACCAATCCCGTAATAGCGCCAAGGCCGTAGATCGTCTGGGCGTCACTTTGGGTGGTCGCACTGGCCGCCCAAGCGGTACTGTCGCCTATGCCGCTCCAGCGTACCTGCTGGTTACTGGTTGAGGTATTTGCCGTCATAACGAAGTCTCGGACAACCGCTAAGTATTTAGCCGTTGGTGCGCCAGAAACGTCTGCAAAAAGACTTGAAGAACCAATCGTAAATGATTGTAATATTTGTGAATTACTGGCTGCAATAACGATGTTGCCAAACTGAACAAAGCGCCACGGCTCATCGGCGTTCAAGGTGTAGTTGCCGCTTTTGCTAACATTATCCAGATCACTGTCGCCAGCGCCAAACAGATATAATTTTGTGCCGTCGCCAGCAAACAGTTTGACCGTGCCGTCGCTTTGCTTGGCTGGAAATATTCCACGCAACCGAGCGTCTGCGGCATTAGAGAACTCCGATAAACTCGGCAGAGGCCGATAACCTCTAGCTGTCGGTATGACATTCTTTGCATCCGCACAGCCAGACCCAAGAATAGGTTGGTCAGGTGTCCATTCCCCAAAATTTATTGCTGTCATACGCTAGTCCAACTTTCACTGCCTGCCGCAACCGTTCCCCAGATTTCAGACCCTGCACTAACCTCTGACCATGTCTCTATGCCTGGCGTCAGATCAGTCCATTCTCCGCCGACTATCCCGCCCGTGGCACTTATCGAGGCCGACGCGTTCAGTCCCGCTGCACCGGCTGCTATAAGTGAGCCTGTGGCAGCTATCGTGGCACTGGCGGATAGTGCGCTTGCTCCTAAAGCGACTCTGGTGCCTGCGGCAGCAACTGAAGCCGAAACACTTAATGCTGCTGCACCTAATGCGACTCTAGTTCCAGCCGCTGCCACACTGGCGGAAACACTTAGTGCAGCCGAACCCAGGGCAACCTTAGTGCCTGTTGCAGCAACGCTGGCAGAGACGCTTAAATCAGCCTCACCACCGAATACCTTTTGCCCTGTTGCAGAGACTGAGGCCGAAACGCTTAGTGCCGCTGCGCCTTGCCTAAGTGCTACCGAACTCCATGAAGAGTCATCGAGTGAGGTCGGGAAGTTATCGAGGTTCCCGCCATACCAAGAGTCGAGCTGGTCTAAAGTGGGCGAAGTAATATCTGTCGGCATAATTTATGCCAGCTTAGGCCGCCGTTATTGTGATGTCGCCAGACGCAACCTGCATGACGTCCCCAGAACCAATGGCCTTAGATGCTGAAAGTGCGCCGTGAAAAAGCATGTTGCCGCTAGTAGAGGCGTCATGGACCGCCACATGTGTGACCGTCCCCCAACTGCCCGTGGCAGTAGGAAATGTCACAGTAGAGTTGCTGGCCGCTGCACCACCGCTGGCCGCCGCAAAATTAATATCCTGTCTCGCATAGCCAGAACCTGATAGCTCATTACCACTTCCAGCATCTGTTGGGTCAGATGTCCAAAGGGACAGGAACACATTTGATGGCGCCGACGTTGAAGACGTACCTAGAAAATGGTCGAGCATTTTTAGCTCTAAGTAATTGCTCATAGCTGCCATTGTTTTCTCCTACGGGGCAGATGCTGTTTTCATTTGTAGAGGGCTACCGCCCCAACGGGCTTCTTCGTCCTCTTTTTTGATTTCACCCATTGCGCGGCTGAATAACTGGTCGAAATTGTTGGCCTGGTTGGGGTCCATTAAATAACGGTGTGCCTCCGAAAGTGTGCCGTAAAGGTACGCGTCGGGGCTTCTGATCAGGTAAGTATTGTTAGTCTGTGATGCTGATAATGCCGGTATACCCTGGATGTATAAAATCTCTGCGGTGTAGCCAGAATCTGGAGTCGGGGCGAATTTGATTTCAGTTCCAATAACCGTATACGCCAACGGCTTGCCTGTTGTGGTACTTGGGTAAGTCCGCTCCAGCATCGCAGGTGGCATGTACCGAAGAACTGTCGTCGGCGTGGTATTCAACTGGACAGTTCTTATGGTCCGCAGATCAGTCGGCAGTGCCGTGTAAGCATCATCAGCAGTCAATGTCGCAGTCGCCCGAACCTCTTGCGCTCTGGCCTCGATGATGCGGTTCATTCGGGCTTCTGTCAGTTCGACAAATTCTGGTATGCGGTCTGTTAAATCACTTCGGCCTAACCAGTTCGCTACCGCGGTTTTTAATTCGTCAAATGTTCCAATAGCCATCTAAGCCAGCCTGCCGCCAGTCGTGCGGAAATGTTTATTGTCAGGATCTTGCAGCCAACGCATCCACTTCTTTCGGTTGTGCTTGGGGTCACCGAACTTCGCCAACAGGTCGAAGTAAATTGCAGTCGGTATCTCGGCCACTTTCTGCTGATGCTTCTGGGTATTGCCAATCATCTGGCCAGGACGCCATGCAGCCTCTTCAGCCTTGGCGGCATCAAGCACTAGCGAAGCGTCTTGCTCGGTTTTGATACCTAGACCGTCGGCATCATCCGTTAGCCAGGTCTTTCTCCGCAGAAGCGGATCAGATGAAAGAAGTTTTTTGCTCATGGGCCTGCCATAAAAAAAGCGGCCTAAGCCGCTGGAAAAAGTGGAGGGTGACCGAAGCCACCCTCCGTTAGGTACTGGTACTAATTAACTACCGTTCAGGTCAGCTACCCAAGCGCTTGCTTTCGGGGCCTTCATTATTAAGGTCCATTCAGAAAGCACGACGAACTTGGTTGCGTCGCCTGTCGGTGCAACATCGGAAACCGAGAACATCCGGCCAGGAAGATGGCCAATGCTGTAGAAGTCCGAGTCGAGTAGAAATATACGATCGTCCTCTGTGAAACGATCTATAACTACATCTAACATGCCAAAGTCAGTCAAATACATCGAAACACTTCCGATGATTGTGGCTTCTTTCGGTGACTTTCTTTCTCC